CCATTATCTATAGTTATTGCTGGATATTGAGTAATTCCAGTTCCAGAACTATCTCTTTTAATTGTTAATTGTGAGCTAGGACTAGTCGTACCAATACCAACATTACCAGAGGTATCTATCCTCATTTTCTCAGCAGAGTTAGTTCCAAATGTTAAATCACTAGCATAAGTTGTTAATACACTTGGATTATGCGTAGCACTTGGGCCGCGAATTTCCATTGTTCTACTACTTTGGTCATCAAAAAGCATTACTGGAGTTGTTGTGCCTAGTGTCAAAGGTTTTGTAGGAGAGGAATCTCCAATACCAAGACTACTCCCACTAAGTGTCATCTGTTGGCTATTGTTTGTGAAAAACTCTATATTGCTATCAGATTGTTCTATTCTTTCGTGGCTATCACCCCATTGATAACTGTAACCAGTTCCTATATTGACATGATTATCTGCAACAATCCCACCAGTAACATCTATACCACTAGATGTTGTAGCTAATTTTTGAGCATTATTATAATTAAGTATAACATCTTGACCATCAGTAAAAAAAGCATAAACTTTTGAACCATCTCCATTTCTTAATTGAAGATTAGTTCCGTCTATAAAAAGACTACCTGTTCCAACATCTGCAATGTGACTAGTAGAACCAGTGTGATAAATTTCTAAGTCACCACCTGTACCAAACTTAGCTTTAGCATTATCTCCAAACTCTAGGGCATTATCGGACTTATCCCAAACAGCATTGTAGTTTGCACCAGTAAAAGTTACATCACCATCATGTGTAGCACCATCAGTTGTCACTACTCCATCTACATTAAGTGTACTATCAAAATCTACTGCACCTGTTACATTAAACGTGCCATTGTTTACTTTAACATTACCTTCTAGTGTGCCACCAAAAACACTAAAAGTGTCATACACCACAATATCTACAACATCACTTGCTACAGTAGCTGATAATCCTGCTATGGTGTTAGCTGTATTGGTATTATAATCAACACCTGCTTTAAGCATAACACCATTTAGGTATACATCTACGTAATTACCATCGGTAAAAGAAAGAGTAAGACCATTAGCATCAGCACCAGAGATACTGGTTGTACCTGCATTAGGGGTAAACTGAAATCTGGTCCTTACGCCTTGTGATGGTGATTTACCTAAGTATGGCATTTATTCTCCTGTTTGACTCTCTAAGTGTTTTTTATAAGCTTCTTTAATTTCATCTGTATGCACTACATTACAAATAGCTTTTACTTCATCAGATTGTCCTGATATATCATCTGTTGGTTGCACTACATGACGATGAAAGGAACGAGTAAGTTCTACTCCATCTTTCTTTATAACAGTTGCAGTTCTTACTTGCACGGCTTTGTAATCTCCAACTACTTCTATTTTATCTTCTATTGTTTCTTCTGTTAATGCCATTTTTTCTCCTTTTACTAAATATTTATTATGAATTGGTAAAGTACGTCAAAGTCAATCTAATAGAGATACTACTGCCCAAATCTGATTTTGTAAGCTGTGCCATATTTTGAGAACTTGATACTGCTTTGTACAATGCTAAAGCTGTCGCAGTATTAACTGGATACACTAGAACTGGTGTGTTAGCACCACTAGACGTTCCAGTAACGTGTATTATTTTATTGCCATGACTATTGGCGTTTGATGGAAATGGCAGCGTTTTTATTGATAAATCGCTAGTATTAAGTGAAGAGATACTTACATTATACTTGTCAAAACTAACTGTAACAAGATTACCAATTTTTGTATATACAGCAGAAGTAGTTAAATCAACATCATTTGTACCATCAGTAAGTTGAGCCGTCCAAGTACCTTCTTCATAATCGTCTAAATAATTTGCACTACCAGTGCCACCAACATAAACACCACCACCAAGGTAGAGATCTTTCCAACGAGCATCAGAAATACCCAAATCAATAGAATTATCATTCTTTGCTCCTGCCCCATCTCCCGGAAAAAAGTTAGTTGTTAAAATTAAAGACTTACTACTGTTGTTTCCTGTTACCTCAAGACCACCAACACTTGCAGAACCAATATTTCCTACGATTGAGCCATCTTTGTAAAAATCAATAATATCTCCATGAGAAGATTTTCTATTAAGTAATAAAACATCTTGCCCATCTGCCGTACCAACAATTCTACCATCATTTAAAAGTTCTGATCCAACAGTGGCTAATGCTGAACTAGTTTTTGAAATAAAAAGATGACCATCATCTACTAACCTCATATGTTCAGTGCCACCAACTTGAAACCTAATGTCTGCACCAGAACCACCTGCATTACTATCATCTGCACTTAATAATAAACCATCTCCATTTGATCTAATTTTGTGGTAATAAGACTGACCACTCACTGATAGCCTTATCCCATCAGCACCACCACCTTGAATTTCTAATTTATCAGATGGACTTGTGCCAATACCAACATTACCAGAGCTATCTATCCTCGTGCGTTCTGATCCACCAGTAGAAAAAGCAAGTGTATTTGCAGCAGCTCTAAACATTCCAGTGTCTGCATCACTATAAAAAGTGTGCGTTGGTGCAGATTCTGACCCATTTGTTGTTCCTACTTGTCCATTTACAGTTAATATTGTTGTATCAGGAATCATGCCTATGCCAACTCTATCATTACCTGCATCAACATTAATTATATTTGCATTGCCATCACTCTCAATACGAAAGTCTAAGTCTGCTCCTGCTTCATTGATAATTGCACCACTTTGTAGATTAGCAATGTCTCTGGCTCTACTCATATTATTATCCTTTTATTTTACCAAGGTTTTCCACTGCCTTGTGTGGGTTCTTTACTGAATGCAATCTGATTAGCTACGCTATCTTCATAAACTTTAACTTGATCATCACCCATTATAGCTTTACACCAAGTTACACAATTCTCATGTGTTACTTTTGCATATTCAATGAATGTACCTGATGGTTCTGGTATGCTTATTGAACCATACGTTCTACCTCTATGCGTTACAGTTTTGCCATCCGTTGTAACATCCTCACTGTCAGTACATTTCCAATGTAATGTAGTTATTTGATTATCACCTTTTGACCCTTTGATGTCATATTCAGTGCTTGTTATTGTCCATGTTGCTGCCATATTATTATCTCCTTATGAAGTCCTGTTTAAATCAGCTGCAATATAGTTTGCAGTATTTGCTAAGTTATTACCTTTAGTTAAATAAAAAGTACAACCCTCTGTCATAGCACTTGTTACAAATCCTTGTGGGTCAAGGGATGAATTTCCTTGAGGAGAAGTAGGTAAATTAGTTATAATTTGATTTGTACTTGTGCCAGTTCCATATTCAGATGCTTTTATTGGAATAACACATATTTGAAATTGTTCAGAAGCGTCAAAACCACTTGCAGTTGAATTTTGGAATATTTGCATCCTTGTTGTTTCTGATGGACTATTTAAAGTTTCATCTCTAAATGTATTTCTATTGTGTGAACTGCTGTCAGAACCTATTGCACCACCAAACACAAGTTGAAATGGTACAACAGTAAATTTATTTCTTAAGTGAAAAGCAAAACAGCCCACATCTGGATAACCATGCTTAACTGTAAAAGTTTCACCACCACCAGAAAATTCTTCTGTTGTCATATTTGATTCACCATCTGATTGATTCCTAGTAGAAAAAGGTATGGTAACACTTGTATCCCTTGTAAATACCGTAAATCCACCAAAGAAATTATCAAATAAATCACCTCCCATATCAGCAAAGCCAAATCCAGTAAGTGATGTTGAACTACCATCTGGGTGAATACCGGATGGAATAGTAATATTTTTTTGGTCAGATTGCATATCTTTAGTAATTGCATCACCCGGATTTGTAGAAGCATCATGGAATCTTGGATTGTATCCAACGTAAGTAGGAGGAGGAAGAGGATAGTTACCAGTAAGCATACCCTCATAGCACTGTTGAATATTAAATAAACCAGAAGTACCAGTAGTGGACAAACTTATATGTTTACCTATTACACCACTTGTGTTAGAAAATCTATAAGACATTATGACCTCCTATGCATCATCAAGTACTTCATAAGAAATAAACAAATCTAAATCACTTGCTGCACTAGCACCACCTTTAAGAATATCACCTTCCATTAAATAGATAGGACTTGTTAGTAAAGACAATGTTGCATCAGCTGGAACAGAAACTGTTTTTGCTAAATAAACTGTAGCATCTGCTCCTGTCAAAGTAACTCCTGTTGCTCCACTACCCAAACCATCAATAAATAAATCAAAGGTAGCTGCATTAGCACCATCGACATTTGCAATTGTAATTGTATTAATTTTTACTATTTTATCAGAAGCTACTGTTAACAGTGTATCAGTTGCAGTTGCACTTAAATTAAATCCTGCATTACCACCGTTTATTGTTGCTACTGAAACTATATTTGGATTAGCCATTTTTTACCTCCTAACCAAAAACTATTGCCATTGCTATGGCTTTTCCTATTGTAACACCTCCACTAGATGCAGCAGTTGTTTGTGATGTTCCATCACCAAATGTAACGCTACTACTCGGACCACTTAATGTTATTCCAGTTGAATTAATACCACCACTTGTTACAGTTAATCCTCCAGTCATGGTGTCACCAGATACATTTACATAACGACTATCTGAATCTGTTTTATTGTAGAAGTTAGCTACTGCAAATGCATCATACACAATTATCTCAACTATGTCACTAGCAACTGCACCTGATGCTAATACTACTGATGTACCTGATGTAGCTGTGTAATCTGTTCCTGTTTTAAGAAGTACACCATTTAAATACACATCAATAAAATTACTGTCTGTGTAATTTAATGTAAGGTTTTGTGCATCTGTTCCACTAAAGGTTGTTTGACTTCCCGTAGCAGTATACATATACCTTTGTCTAACACCTATCGTAGTAGATTTTCCTATGTATGGCATTTATTTATCCTTCTAATTTATCCACAATATAACACACAAGATACAAGTTTTATACCTGTATCACTATTTCCAATCGTTACTTTACCGATTGTTTTACTTCTTATAATGTCATCTGATTGAACTTTAGCAGTACCATCACCATTACTTTCTAGTAAATCACCTCTCACACAAGTACCTGTTACACGCACAGAGCCAATACCTACTGATGCTACGTTTACTTTACTTTGTGCATTAAAACTACCTACAACCCCATACACAGCTTTATCTCCTACTGTGTCTGAAACCTTAACCTTTGCGTGATCTTTTCTTGTCTGTCCTGCTTTTGGACTATCTTCTTCAGAGTCTCCTTGTTTCGCAGAATATACATCTAATTCGTCTATGGTTGAAACAACTGTTCCTATAGGTGTATCTGTTGGTATGCCAGAACTTTCGTGTAGTCCAGAAAAACCATTATAAGAAACTGTTGAGCCTGAAACCGATATACTGCCCTCAGTAGAGTTTGCTTGTCTAAATAAAATTAAAGTTCCATCAGAATCTTGTCTATTAAGAAATACACATTGTGAAGCCGAACCTGAATCTACTATTGTTACTGCCATTTGTCCTGCTTCAGTAATAGTTGCTCCTCCAGTTGTATTACTGCCTGCAGTTTTACCCACCATAACACTACCAGAGCTATCTATTCTCATGCGTTCTGTATCATTAGTTATAAATTTTAAACTATGATTAGTTTGCGTACCTACAGTAGCATTGTCATCATCCATAAATATATCAAAATTTACTGAGTTTGGTGTATCCGTAAATCTTGCTCTTGGATTATCACCAGATACATGAAAAGTAGCACTAGGACTACTCGTGCCAATACCAAAATTACCTGAATTAATAAAAGAATCATTTGGTGTACTTGATCTAGCATCTAATCGTATTAAATCTGCTGATCCTGTGTTACTACCTAATCCAAGAACAACACCATTAGATGCAGTAAATGTTCTAACTTTATTATTACCATCATCACCTTTTATAAAAAAATCGCCATTTTGAATTGTTAGATTACCAGAACTATCTATTCTGACGCGTTCTAATGCTGCTTCTGAAGAAGCTGTATAAAATGCTAATGCACTTGCATTTGATGTTGACCCATGCCCACTTTCAGAGAAACAAGCAATACGACCACTTTCTAATTGAGCATCACCTCCACTTCCTTCTGCACTAGTTGTAAATCTAATTGAGCCTATATTTTCATTTGCAGCAATGACACTATCAATATTGTCAAAAAGCAAAACTGGTTCTACATTTGGAGAATTACTTGATGACCTACTTAATGTCATAGTGGATGCTGTAACAGTAGAATTAAACGTAGCTGCCCCTGCTTCAGACATATCAAGTGTAAGGGCACTAATCATGCTACCACCATCATTACCCCTAAATATTATATCTCCATTTGATGTAACATTTGTCATTTGAACATGGTCACTATTTTTAAAAAACTGGACATATTCAGCACCATTATCTTTTAGTTTTACTGTACCATCATCAGTATCAAGAATAATAGTTCCTGCAACATCAATAGTTAAATCACCACTAGATAAATCTATCTCTGTGCCATCAATGGTTATGTTGTCTACATCAATTCCTCCATTAGCTGTAACAGCGTTACTAACATTTAAAGTACCAGATACAACAGCGTTGCCATCTGCAAGTCCACCGTCTACTTTATTCCCTATATAAGCCATTAAGTAATCTCCATATAACTCATAATTACAGATACTTTGTCTGCCACTGAGCAGTCTACTTTTATAATATCACCCTGATTTAAATTAATTTTATTACCTGACATTATTTCTAATGAACTGCCCACTGGAATAGGTGCATCTTTAATAATGTGAGCTGTAGTATTTTGTGTTTGTGAAGTTTGTGTTGTTGTACTTACAAGTGTAACACTTGCTGAAACTTGTGATGTATGTACGTTTGCAAGTGTCAATCCTAATACAACAACTGTGCTACCTGACTGCACAGTGTATAATGTTTCAGGACTACCTGAACTTGCAGGTGCAACATCCCTTGTTATTACTTTAAATGTATTTGCCATTTATATCTCCATTATATCATAATAATTAGCCTAGTGCAATAGCTAAAGCTGTCGCATCATCAACTGTTGCTACTGTGCCTGTAGCACTTGGTAAAGTTAAAGTAGTATCTCCTGTTGAAGAAGGACCAACTAGTGTTACTTTATTAGTTCCATTATCAGAATCTTCAAAGAACTCTATAAACCCTGCCCCTGTACTACCATTTTTAACAGACACTCCTGCATCAAATACAGGTTTACCACTAACAGTTAAACCTGTAAGTGTTCCTAATGATGTAACATTAGTTTGAGCAGCTGTTTGTAATGTACCTGCAAGTTGTGTAGCTGTTAATTTACCGGTACTTGGATTGTAAGTTAAATTACCATCCATCTCTAGACCAACATTACCTGTGCTAGAAGTAGCATTCTCTACAAAAGTAATTAAATTATCTTCATCTGTGCTTTCATTATCAGTAACTAAAACATGTGCAGAGTTAGTAGCATTAGTAACAGTAGTTCCTGCAATAACAGTTGACAAAGCTGTACCATCCACAGTAATTGCATCTGCTTCTAATGTACCATCAATATCTGCATCTCCAGATATATCTAAACTAGTAGCTTCTATTTCACCACTAGCCTTAAATATAACATTATCACCACCACTAACTTCAAAAATAATTTGATTGTCAGTACCAAACTTTATAAGATTATCATCATCTCTACCAATAACAAGACTTGTATTCTTTATAGATTCAATACCAGTCTGTGCAGAAGCAATACTTGCACTTGATATAGTAAAGTCTAGTGTGCCATCACTATCATCATAAGTAACATCTATACCACCTGACTCTGTATTACTTGATACCATAGCACCAACAGTATCCTGTATAAACTCATCAAGAGCAATTCCATTTACTGTAATAGCATCAGCCTCTAGTGTTCCATCAATGTCAGCATTACCACTAATATCAAGACTTGTAGCATCAAGTTCTCCTGCTACTGTAACAACTCCACTAGATAATGTAATTAAATCAGTATCACTAGTGTGACCTATTGTTGCACCATCAATGTTTACACTATCAATAACAGCTTGTGTAATAGCACTATTTGTACCTAGTGTAGCACCATCAATACTTCCACCATCTATATTAGCAGTATCTGCTACAAGAGCATCTGTTGTAACTGTACCATCAAAGAAAGCATCTTTAAATTCTACAGAGCTTGTACCAAGATCAATATCATTATCAGAAGAAGGTACAATAGCTCCATCTGTAAAAGTTACTTGATTTGATCCACCTGCTGATACTGTAATTACATTAGAACCACTAAATGTTATAGCTGTGTCTGTATCTCCATCACCACTAATACTATCTAGTTGAATATCTCCTGCATTAGTAAAATTAGAATCACTTAAATCAAATGTTCCTGTTACATCAAGATCACCATCTACAGTTACGTTACCTGCAAAAGTAGCATTAGCTCCACTACCTGTAAGCATAGTAGTAGAACCAGATTTAATAATTAAATTACCTGATGAATTTGTAAATGCACCATACTGTGTACCATCATCTTTAAGAACAATATCTGCATCACCTGCATCTAATGTAATATCAGCTACAGCATCAACAGTAAGATTATTAGCAGAGATAGTCATGTCTGTACCATCTCCCTCAATCTTTTCACTATCTCCACCAAACACAATACCTACGTTATTAGGTACGTGTATATCAGATGTAGCTGTAAGATTAATCTTAGCTCCTGATGTAATTGTTAGGTCAGTATTGTCACCCTCTATCTTTTCTCCAGTACCAAAAGTTATACCAACATTTGCAGGTACAACTACATCAGCTACAGCAGTAAGATTAATATTATTACCACTAATAGTTAAATCAGTACCATCACCTTCTATCTTCTCTGCATCATCACCAAAAGTTAAACCTACATTAGCAGGAATATTAATATCAGTAGTAGCAGTTAAATTAATATCATTGCCAGAAGCAAAAGTAAGGTCTGTCCCATCAGAAGATATGTGTTCTCCACCTTCATCAAACAAGTATAGTTTTTTAGTACTATCAATTACAACATCATCAGAAAATTTAAAGTGATCTTCATCTTCCATCCATATAAGAACACCATCATTAGTCTCACCATCAAACGTAACAGTGATATCCGTGCCTGCAGTTCCATCTCCTAAAGTTAAACTAGTACCTAGTAACTTAGTTATTGGACCTCCCTCTGCAGCAGTTCCATCATGTGTGTGACCTGTAGAAGCTGCAAAAGCATTTAAAACAGCATTAAACTCAGCGTTAATAGGTGCTGATTTAACAATCTCATCTGCTTGAATATCAGCTGTATTTGTTCTTGTATAACCTGTTCCCATTACCTCACATCTCCTAATCCATAAGTTATTGTGAATCCCTGTATACTGTGTGCTGCATTAGTATCTTCTGCAACAAAACGAAAGGATATTGATTTACCTGAACCTGTAAACGTAGAAGTTTCTACAGGAGCAGGATTACCATCATAAATTTGTGTAGTATCAAAAAGAGCTGAACCATAAACAGCTGCAGGACTCGTATTTTCTATTAGTAAGTTTGACGGTGTTGCTACATCTGTATCATCAAAGTCATAAACTACACCTAAAGATAAAGAGTTTGTACCCTCAGATCTTAAATACGTTGACACATCATAAAATGTTTTTCTCATTCTTGGATTGCCAAAGTATAAATAAGGTGTCTGATAAATACTTAATATATTAGAACCTGCAAAAGATGTTCCTGATTCTTGTGCATATACTTTACCATTAGCATCACCATGTATTACAGTTTCAGTTGTTCCTAAATATCCACTATCTGCACATGTAACAGAAAAACCAAATAAGGTTGAAAACTCAAAAGTAAATCCACCACCTTGAGGATTTTCTCTTAACGCACCTAAGATACCTGTAGAACTTGTACCTGAAAACATATATCTAAACTGAGACTTTGATCTAATTAATAAAGCAGTTAGTCCTGATAATGTTTCTGTAGCTATTGTATTTTGAATTGTCTTGTGTATCTTTTTTGAAACAGTTTCAAGATTAACGTCACCAATCTTTGCAGTACCACCAATAGGTCTAATACCATCTGGAGCTAAAAAGATTAAGTCACCACCAATTTCCAACACACTATCTGTTGCTAGACAACCTAAGTTATTTGTAACATTCTCTAAATTAAAATCAGTTCTATTATTACCAACAAGTCTTTTAATATTATTAGTTCCAAATATGTAAAGAATATTACGAAAAACTTTTATTGCAACTATATCATAGCCTACATTAATATTACCTGCACCATTAGCAGGATTAAAATCAGTTTCAGCAAGAGGCGCACTAAAAAATAGTTGATCTTTCTTTGCAGGATCACCTGCCAAAAATAAATGATTTTGATATACTTCTGATATAACAGGGTCAGTAGGTGCATTAGAATCTGTTATTTGTACATAACCATTACTAGCATCATATAAAGCTGCAGGATTAATACCATCTGTTAATACTACCTTTGGTGTGCCAAAATTTAATTTAGTAAATCTAACTTTTGTAACACCAGTCATAGTTGGAGAGCCTGAAGTAGTAATAGCAGTCCAAGAAGACCCAGTCCAAAAGTGAAGATAGTTATTACCTGAAGATGGTTTTCTTGCAGCTAATATACCATTGTTTATTCCATCAGCTACACAAACACCTAAAACAGCACCAGTGCCTGTAACTGTTCCATAAGCATTTGAAAAACCACTTATTCTTCTATAACCACCTTGTAAGTCAGGTTCATAGTTTAAAAGTTTTGTGGCACTTCCCGGAGATTCTTCTCCTTGAGACAAAACATCACCTGACGTATTTAAACCACCTCTGCAGATGGCTTTAAATGTTTGTATATTGTCTGCCATTTATGAACTTAAACTTAACATATGTGAAGAAAATTTAGGTTTCTGTATCATTGTAGACTCTACGTACAGTTTATCATCTAATAATAATCTACGCATTGCTTTCATACCTAACATAAATTTTTGTTGATGTATCTGTGCGCTTTGTTCGTTTGACCTAAATCTCATCATATAAACCATTGCACCATCTATAATAATATAATTAAATCTTTCAGGTATTATCGGAATATCATGTGTACTATCTGTTCCATCAGTAGCAACACCCGTAGTAGCATTAGTTCCTAAAGGATTTGGAAATTTGTAATAAACATACTCCACTACGTAAGCTGCATTAGGAATAGGTGTAACTCCAAATTTTTCCTCTGCAGTTTGATACACAAGATTAGGAGCAGCTCTACCACCTGTACCTGCTGCATCTTCTATAGTTCTATAATTTCTAGTATAACTTTCAAAAGAAATAGTAGGTAGTGCTTTAGCTGTATTAGACTCTGAAGTTAGTGTCTTTAAATAAAAAGTATCCCAATCTACTGAAGACATATCTGAAGGAAAGTCATAAGTTCCTGTGCCTTCTGTTAGTGTTTGAGATTGTGTTGTTTTTAAAAATGGAAACTCATGTCCATCTTGTAGTATTTCTCTTATCGAACTATTAATAGAATCTTTTGCTATAGCCTGAACATTTTTAGCTCCTGCAAAAGTATCTGTTGTAAGAGTAACTTCATTAAGTCTACGTAACAATTCATTTGTAAGAGTTAAGAATGTTGTTGCCATATTAAATCCTTATTTTAGATAAACTAAGAGGGCAAGTTGCCCTGCCCTCCTAATGTTATTTATTAAGCTAAATAGTCTCTAGTAGCTTCATTAGCTCCATCTGCTGCAAAATGAACAGTGCTTTGATTACCCATAGCATCTATATCCATTAATATAGCAAATATACGAATCTGCCCTGTATTAGGAGCAGTTGATGTTGCTTGAAGCTCAAGATCAATCGTATCAGCAGCTGTAGTAACAATAACAGGATCGCCTGCTGTAGCTGCAGGAGTTAAATAACCAACTCCTGAAGAAAGATTTGATGCGTCATCATCAATATCTACTGCAGATACATAACCTGTTACTGCTGTACCACCAATAGCTGTGCCTGATGCTGTAAAACCAAGGTTTACAGTGTTACCATCAGCACCAGATTGAACTGATTCAATCATCTCTGCTCCTGCTGTTAATACCATAGTATTAGCAGGTACAGAAATAGCTTCAACGATATCACCTGCACTTAGGGCATCTAGATCAGCGTGTCCGAAATCTATAGTAGTTTGAACCATATAAGGCTTTCTACTAGGATTACCTACACCTCTAGCATCAACTTTAAAAGTACTAATTGTAGCCATTGTGTATCCTCCCTTAAGCTGCTAGGTTATATTTAGCAGTTACGATAGCTTCTGGACGAAGTATCTTTCTGCCATATAGATGCATACCACGAACAATGTCAGCAAAGCTGTCAGGATCACGATATGTTTCTGTTTTACTTAACTGCTCTGCAGTAGCAATAGCAGAACCATGACCTGCAACAATTACACCAAAGTCTGTGTTTTGTGCTGTAGACACTTTTCTGTCTGCACCACCAGAACCACTATCAACTTCAGGTAAATTGCTAGATACATAAACTCTAAAACCTTGTAGGTTGTTAAGAACTAAACCATTCTTTACAGATGCATCTGCATAGTCAGAGTTCATTAACTTAGAGTTTTCATCAGATAGTTGCTCCATAAAAATTGGATCAATTACGAGCCATCTATCTTGAGTATCTACTTGCTGTTGATTTAACAATCTGCCCATTCTATTGATAATCTGCATTGGGGTAACACTATCTGTTGAGACAGAAGTTAAACCCGGTAATTGATTTTCAATAGGAATAGAATTGTCTCCACCACCTGAAATAAAAGATCCTCTGTTTAACTTCATTGAAGATAAGAGTTCATCTGATCCTGCAGTTGTAACAGATTTACTTCCATTTACAGTTGTATTAACAGCATCTCCTTTAGAATGTAAAGAAGTTTGCTTATAGCCTGATAAGTATGCAAGAACTTCTTGATCATAGTTATCAGCTAATCTATAAGCAGCTCTGTCAGTTGCAAGTTGCATAAAATTTACATGACTGTGGGCTTCTTCAATGTCATCCATTTTAAAAGCATAATAGTTTGCTTTATCAACGACAAGTTGAAAGTCCTCATCATCTAGATCTTGTGCAGTTACTTGTGTGCCTCTGGCATACGCTTTAACTGAAATTTCTGGTTCTTTGATAATCCTGACGGTATCGCCTTGATTAGCAATTTCTCCAAAATAATCAGAGTTTGTTATATCTCCTACAACAGTTGACTTACGGAATGCAAGCTGTACCTGTCTGGAGTAAATTACAGGTGAAAAATTACCGTTAGGTAAATTCCCATGACCTGTTGCTGTTTGAAAAGCCATAATAAAATCCTCCTATTGCTTGGCTTATTTAAAAGCTAAACACCTTAGAAGAGGCTATACGTTCTAGAGTGCATTTAATAGTAAGATAGCGAGTCTTAAAATCAATGGGTCTATAATTATATAGGTAGTCTTTTATTAGTTTAGTCTTCGTATTACTTACACACAAAGGTAGTCTAAGTTAGAGGCTTTGTGTCTAAGGGTTAGTTATACAGATAAAATCTTATTTGTCAAGTCTTTATCTAGCATTTCCTGATAAATCATAGATTATTTTACCAGATCTATGAGCTTCAGTAATCTTGTCAGCGTGCTTTGCATATTCTGCATCACTCATTTTGGCAATATCAGATTCTTTTATTCTATCTGACATTTCTGTAGGATCTACTTTTGTCTTAGATCCTTTGTCTACCAACGAGGCAGCAGCTTTTCTTTTATTTTTCGTATCCGATCTTGTAAGTCCATTATCAACTTTATACAGATCAATAACACGTACAACCGAAGCAGCATCATCCGTATTCTCGTACAAAGCGTTCTGAACCCACTTAGGCTGTGCTTCAACCCAATTATGAAATTCATCGGAATCACGCAGTTTATCAAAGTCTGAATGTGCTTCCCTAATTTCATTTTCTGCACGACTCCTTGTTGCTTCTTCTTTTGCTTTATTAAGTTCTTCAATTTGTATATTAGCTTTTTCAAACATTTGTTTTGCACGTTTGTCAGCTATTGTTTCTACCATTCCTGCTACATCAGGATATTTATCTATCCATGCCTGTAAGTCTTCATCAGAAGTTGGTGGTACAAGTTTTTCTGTTTGACCTAACTTATCTTCTAGCTCCTTAATTTTGGCATTATATTCTTTTTCTTTAGCAGCTAGATGTCTTCTTACATCTCCATAGCGAGTCTTAAAAGATTTTTCTTCATCGCTAAGTTCAACTTCTGGTTTAGCCTCTTCTACTTTCTCTTCAGTTTTTTCTTCAGTAACTTGACCTTGTTGTTCCATCAGTTGTTTTAATTCTTCTTCTTCCTTTTTGATCTTATCTTTATATTTAGATCTACTTCTGCTCATATATCCTGCAGTTTTTTGTGCTTCTACATTTTCTAATTCTGGCATTTTACTTTTCCTTTCTTGGGGTCAACATTGTTGAGTAGCCAATTTATTTACTGCCTAGGCCCTTTCCTCTAGGCTTCTTAGGGTTATGTTTTGGTTTACTTATTAGTCCTCCTTTTTTATAAAATCTAGATTCAAAACCTGTTTGTTCATCTGCTTTTATCATTTCTCCAGTGCTTGTTTTAGCAGCTCCACCTCCCTTTTTTTGAGCTGCTTTTGAAACATCATCTGTAGTTACTTTAGCTAAACTTTCTTTAGTTGCTTTTTCTATTTCTTCTCTTCTCTGTCTTCTCTCTTCATTATCATCTTGATTATTCTTTTCTGATTGATTATTTTTAGAAGTAGGTGTAGTGGGACTACCTTTATAATTAGCATAGCTAGGATTACTTTTTGTTACATTCTCAATGTGACCTGCCATCATCTTTTCACTAGTTAAGAAGTTAACCACACCTTTTTGTACATTATTAAGTTTACCATAAGCTGCTTGTATTTTTGCATCTACTTCTTTAGTATTCAAAC